ATGAGAACCCAACGTAAAGAAAACTATTACTACGTTTTCTGGACAGTGGCAATGATTGCATTTATAGTGCCACAAGTCTTTACGGCTTATGCATATATGAATATTAAAGCTCTTCTTGAGGAACCCATTAAGGTTGAATATATAGAATGAAGATCACCCAAAAAATTATTGACGACCTCACCGAAGCTCTTGCTCATACCAAGAAAGATGGTACAGAGAATTGGCAAGATGGTGATGAGATTGATGTATGTCTTGCAGGTACATTCGCAGCAGATAAATTCATTACTCTTATAAACAGGTCTAAAGAGAAGAAATGAAGATTGCAATTATAACTGATACACACTTCGGTGGTAGGAGAGGTAGTAAGGCTTTTCATGACTTTTTTCAAAAGTTCTATGATAATGTATTCTTCCCTGAATTGGAGAAGAGAGGAATAGAGTATTGCATCCATATGGGAGATGCTTTTGATAATAGAAAGAATATTGATTACTGGTCACTTGACTGGGCAAAAGAACATGTATATAATAAGTTCAAAAATCTGGGCGTGAAAGTCTGGCAACTTGTAGGTAATCACGATGTTTATTATAAGAATACCAATAAGATTAATTCTGTTGATGCTCTTCTACGTAGCTACGATAACATTGTCCCTATATCTAAGCCTGGAGAATATGATATTAACGGATTCAAAGCCTTCATGCTCCCTTGGATCTGCGAAGACAATTTTAACGAAACTCAATCTGGTATTGAGGCCACGGACGCTAAGGTCGCTTTTGGTCACCTAGAGTTACATGGATTTGAATTATATCCAGGCTGTGTTCAACAGAAAGGTATTGATAAAGGAATTATAGAAAAGTTTGATGTAGTATTCTCAGGACATTATCATACCAGAAGTAATGATGGTCATACATTTTACTTAGGTAATCCCTATGAGATGTACTGGAATGATTGTGGCGATAAGAGAGGGTTTAATATATTAGATACAGATGATATGACTATGGAGTTTGTAGAGAATCCATATCATATATTTGAGAAGATATATTATGAGGATACTCCTGCTGCAGCCTTCCCTGCACACAGGTATAAGGATAAGATTGTTAAATTATTTGTCAGAAAGAAGACCAGCCAGTTGCAATATCAGAAGTTTGTTGATAGACTACTTGATTCGGGGGTACAAGACCTCAAGATAATCGAGAACATGGAGGTCAATGATGAGGAGGTAGAGTTTGATGGTGAAAAGGTTGAGGATACCTTAACACTTTTAAATAAATATATCGAAGACTCTGACTTTGAATTAAAAAAAGAAAGAGTTAAAGAACTCTTAAAAGAGGTCTATATGGAAGCTTGCGAAATGGTTTGATAGATGTATATACTGTCACTCTCTGGACAAGAAGGAGCTGGTGCTTACGCTTGTAAGGACGATCAAGGTAATCAGGCCTTGTATTTGTTCCAACAGGAGGATGATGCAACAAGATATATGGGTCTTTTAGAAGCAGATAATTCTGCACCATTATCAGTAGTAGAAATTGATGACCAACTTGCTTTTGAAACTTGTAAAAAACACAACTATAGATATGTTATCATTACACCAGATGATATTGTGATACCACCAACAGATTATGATTACATTCAAGACGATACGGTGGCGTAACTTCCTATCCACAGGTAATAGATGGATAGAAATTGAATTAACTAAGTATCCTACAAATTTAATAGTTGGTGCAAATGGTGCTGGAAAGAGTACCATTTTGGATGCTTTATGTTTTGTATTATTCAATAAACCTTTTAGAAAGATATCAAAAGGTCAGTTGGCTAATACAATGAATGAAAAGGAATGTGAAGTACAGGTAGATTTTACAATAGGTACGAGGGATTATCAGATTGTTAGAGGTATAAAGCCAGGTATATTTGAGATCTATATTGATGGTAAGGTTCAAGATCAGTTTTCTTCTGCGGTAGATCAACAGAAACATCTTGAAGATAATATATTAAAACTCAATTTCAAGTCATTTACTCAGACAGTTATACTGGGTTCTGCGACTTTTGTTCCATTCATGCAACTCAAATCCTCACATAGGAGAGAGATTGTTGAGGATCTTTTAGACATTAAAATTTTCTCTAGTATGTCTATCATACTCAGAGATAAGATGCGTATGGTAAATGAATCTATAAAAGATCTAACCATTAGGAAACAAATGGTGGAAGAAAAGATCTCGATGCAGAAGAGTTTTATTTCAGATCTTGACAAAAAGAGTAAAGATACTATTAAGAATCGAGAGAAGAAATTAAATGATCTAGAAAAGAATATTAAAGAGCTGTTAGAAGAGAATTCCAGCTATCAAAGTCAGTCCAGTACTCATCAAGAAGAGTTGAAAAAGCTTTCATCTTCAAAATCTTCTCTTAAGAAGTTGAACACAATTAAAGCAAAACTGGATCAACGGATACAAACTATAACATCTGAACACAAATTCTTCAATGATAATACGGTTTGTCCTACTTGTGAACAGGATATTCAAGAAGACTTTAGGCTAAATAGGGTGGGCGAAATCGAGGAGAAAGTAAAGGAGATTAACTCCGCTTACAAGGATCTTCAAAAGTCTATAACCAAAGAGAAAGAAAAAGATCAAAGGTTTATAGATGTCTCTCAGAAGGTAACGGCACTAACGAATGACATTTCAACAAACAATTTCAAAATTTCTGAGTATCAACGACAAACCAGAGAGTTTGAACAGGAAGTTCAAGACATTACCGATCAAATTGAGAATAGAAATACTGAACGAGCCACCCTTAGAAGTCTCCAGAAAGAATTAAAAGATACTGAAAGTAATAAATCAACACAGACAGAAGACCAATCCTACTTAGAGTTTGCAAGCTCTTTGATGAGGGATGGTGGAGTCAAGTCTAAAATTATTAAGAGATATCTTCCTATAATGAATAAGCAGATTAATCACTATCTGCAATTGATGGATTTCTATATTAATTTTACTCTTGACGACGAGTTTAATGAAATAATAAAGTCTCCTATCCATGAGAAATTCAGCTACGAGTCCTTCTCTGAAGGTGAAAAAATGCGAATTGATCTTGCTCTTCTCTTTACTTGGAGAGATATTGCTAAGATGAAGAACTCTTCTGCTACTAATTTATTGATACTTGATGAGATCTTTGACAGTTCATTGGATAATGGTGGTACAGATGAGTTTGTAAAGATAATTAGATATGTAATTAAGGATGCTCACATCTTCTTGATCACTCACAAATCAGAGGATTTGAATGATAGGTTTGATCAACTAATTACATTTGAAAAATTAAATGGGTTTAGTAGGATGGTATAGACAGTTGTAAAAGTTGCACACTGTTGCCCCATTGACCTCTTAATGCTGTTATTATAAGTGCATACAAGAGGAAACATGTACGAATTTTATAGAAGACCAAAAGTTGAGACCCCAGTAAATTACGAAGTTAAGGGACAACTTGCGAAACTACTTGCAACTGAAGATATTATAATTGAGAACCGTAAGGTGCCTACAGCTTCCTTTGATGTTCAGAGGAGGATTCTTACCCTTCCATTGTGGGAGAAGGCTTCTGAGGTCGTATATGACCTTCTGGTAGGACATGAGGTTGGTCATGCGTTATTCACACCAGAGGATAACTGGAAAATTAAGTACCCAAGTATTCCAATGTCCTTTGTTAATATCCTTGAGGATGTTAGGATTGAGAAATTGATGAAACGTAAGTATCCAGGCCTTCTAAAGACCTTTCGTAAAGGATACGAACAACTTGCTCAACAAGATTTCTTTGAAATTGCAGAAGTAGAATTGGAAACTCTAGGTCTTGCAGATCGTATCAATCTACATTATAAGATTGGTGCTTTTGTTAAGATTCCATTTACTGTTGCAGAATCAATTTACTTGAGGAGGGCATCCGAGACTAATAAATTTGAAGAGGTTCTTAATCTTGCAAAGGATCTTGCAGAGTATATGAAGTCTCAAGAAGAGAATCTAAAAAGGACAAGTATTCCTGTTGGTTCAGATAAAAAGAGTGATGAAAAGTTGGATCTTGATACTTTTGATCCTACTTCAGAGATTAATGATAGTGACAATGATGAGGGACAGGATCTAGAAACAGAAAGAGAGAAACGTCCTGATTTGGGTAAAGATTCTACTCAATATGAAGAAGTACCTGATGACCTTACGAATGATGGTGGAGATGGTTGGGATGAAACGGTTACTGATACAACTTTAAAAGAGAACATCGAGAAACTTACTAATCCAGATGATTCAACAGAGGAACCAAATTATGTTGAGGTTCCTAAGTTAAATCTCAAGACAGTGATTACATCTTCTGAAGAAATTTATGGATATCTTGAAGAATGGTACGAACTTTGTAATGAAAAAGCGGACATGATTCCTGATGTTTTTGTTAATGTAGATGATGAGTATAGGAAATTCAGAAAGAGTGCCCAAAAAGAAGTTAATTACTTAGTTAAAGAGTTTGAATGTAAAAAATCTGCTAGTGCTTATGCTCGTGCTGCTACTTCTCGTACTGGAGTTCTGGATACAACTAAGTTACAAACTTACAAATTCAATGACGATCTATTCAGAAAAGTAACTGTACTTCCTGATGGTAAGAATCATGGACTAGTATTTGTTCTTGACTGGTCTGGATCCATGTCAGATGTTCTTCTTGATACTGTAAAACAACTTTATAATTTGGTTTGGTTCTGTAGGAAAGTATCCATTCCTTTTGAGGTCTATGCTTTTACTAACGAGTGGATCAGGAAAGATGATACCGATAATCCACATGGATATCTTTATAATAGATCAACTTACCCAGAACATATGGAACGTAAGGAATGGTTCCTTCAAGTTGATTCTGATTTCTGCATGATGAATGTCTTGAGTAGTAAGTCAAAGTCTAAGGATCTAGAAAGACATATGCATCTATTCTTTAGACTTACAACTTCATTGGATCATAGAGGAAGGTCTGATTATTATCGTTATCCTTATCAGTATCCACATAGACTTTGTTTATCTGGTACTCCATTGAACGAGGCTTTGGTTGCACTTAATTCAATTCTTCCAGATTTTCAAAAGAGAAATAAGGTTGAAAAGGTTCAGTGTATTACACTTACAGATGGTGAAGCACATGCTCTAAGGTATAGTGCAATGCATGAAGCAAGGTATGATGATTCTGAACCATTCATGGGTTATAGAACTGCTTCTAATGGTAAGACTTTCATTCGTGATAGAAAGACTGGTAAGACTTATTTCTGTAATGTTGATTATCATCACTTTACTGCTGCTTTATTGAATCAATTGAGAGATAGATTCCCTACTACTAACTTCATTGGTATAAGGGTAATGGCACCAAGAGATGCATCCCATTTCATTCGCAAACATTGTGATTATGATATGGGATTAGTACAGAAAATGGTACAGTCTTGGAAGAAAACCAAATCATTTGTTATTCCTAATGCAGGGTACAATGCATACTTTGGTTTATCATCCAACTCTCTTAATTCTGATACTGAGTTTGAGGTAGATCAAGATGCAACTAAAACTCAAATCAAACGTGCTTTCAACAAGAGTCTTAAAGGTAAGAAAATGAACAAGAAAGTACTTGGTGAGTTCATTAGTTTGATCGCTTAAACCACCTTAAAAAGTGTCACAATCTACCCAGACAATGACACTTTTATCCTTTATAATGAATACATACAAACGAAATACACATGACATTTGAAACTAAAGTGGATCCAAACACAGTTATTGACAACTTAAGAGATCTCTTTGGGGACAGTCTCACAGCGGCGGATGTACGTGGGTACTGTGCCTCGAACGGAATTAGTAGTTACCAATACTTTTGCACCAGATACTTGAATGAATTCAAGATTGGTCGTGGTAAGTGGAATTTGAAGGCTAAGGAAAAATTGGAACAATCATTCTCTGCTCCTTCTGCTCAACCTGCGGTTAAACAAGATTTAGTTCCTGCAAAGGATTCTACTTATGTTAAGTTTGGAAACTTCTCTGACGTTAAAAAGATTATCCAATCTAAACAGTTCTATCCTGCTTTCATTACAGGACTTTCTGGTAACGGTAAAACCTTTAGTGTAGAACAGGCTTGTGCTCAACTTGGGAGGGAATTGATACGTGTTAACATTACAATTGAAACGGATGAGGACGATCTTATTGGTGGGTTCCGCCTTGTTAATGGCGAAACAGTATGGCACAACGGCCCAGTCGTTGAAGCCCTCGAAAGGGGATGCATCTTACTTCTGGATGAAGTGGACCTTGCATCTAATAAAATTCTTTGTCTTCAATCCATCCTCGAAGGAAAAGGTGTTTTCCTAAAGAAGACTGGTCGTTATGTATCTCCTGCTGCAGGGTTCAATGTAATTGCGACTGCTAATACAAAAGGTAAGGGTTCTGAGGATGGAAGATTCATTGGAACTAATGTTCTTAATGAGGCTTTCCTTGAGAGATTCCCTGTTACTTTTGAACAACAGTATCCTTCTGTTTCAATCGAAAAGAAAATTCTAGAACAGAATTGTGATGATTCTGAGTTCTGTCAGAAACTTGTAGATTGGGCAGACATCATTCGTAAGACATTTTATGATGGTGGAGTAGAGGAAATTGTTAGTACTCGTAGGTTGGTACATATTGTACGTGCATACTCAATCTGGAAGAACAAGGAAAAGGCAATTGAAGTTTGTGTAAATCGTTTCGATGATGAAACAAAACAGGCTTTTCTTGACTTATATGATAAAGTAGATGCAGATGTAAATTTTGGAGAGGAGGAATCCAATGAACCCAAAGGACTTGTGGAAGAATTACAAATCCCTTCTGTTTGAAACATTTCCAGACTTAGAAGTAAAGTCCCAATGGGCTGATTGGGAAAGTAAAGGGACTAACCTTACGGCCAAGATCTATACTAACCCATACTTCATTAAGTCTAGAGAGGTTGATATTTGGAGTAAGAGATCCAGTATCTATAACAATATAATCTATCCAAAGACAGGGAGTAATCTTCCCTGCTTTGGTATGGATCTTATGGGATTCTTTGAGAAGAAAGTTATTATTGTTTTTGACTTTCAACATCCTACAGAGAACTTCCTTTTTGGTGTAGAAGGATTACCCAAACAGACTGGTAACATAAGGTTCTTTGAACCTGGCAATCATTTCTCTGAAAACATTTACGTTGTTAAATGTACCTTTGATGAGGTTGATGAACATCTTGATATGTTTAAGAAATACTTGACTGCCTATAAAACTATGATAGAATGTAGTATGCCAACTGAAGAAGATACAACGGTTTATAAAGATTTCGATAGGTACATGACGAAGCTTGATCCTGTTGGCGGTTATCTTACTGGTATATTCGGTACAGATAAAGCGGAGTCACTTGTACATGACTTTTTATTCTGCTATGGTTAATGCATGGGCACTAGCTGCTTCAATATTAGACGGAACATTTGATGAGGATTATCCTATTATGACTGATGACAAGAACAGAGTAACGCCACAGGAGAGTGATGAATATGATCCACCAAAAACAAAGACAGATTCCAGTCAGGATTTCTGGAAAGAAGATGGATTTAGTGTAACTGGAAATCCAAATCCATCACCAGATACTATCCATATTGATACCAGTGGTATTACTGGTGGAACTGTAACTCTTGGTAGTGATACTGTTATTGGTGCTGCTGATACAGTTGCATTTGATTATGGTGCTTTGGGATATGGTACTGATCAATTAAGTTTCAGTACTGATGCAGAATCTGAACAGTGGGTTAAAGATCATGGTGGGTATGAATGGACCCCTGGCACCGCATGGCCACCTAATGATGAACCTGATCCTTTTCCTAAAGATCCTTTAGCAGATAATGATGATCAAATTGCACATCATATTTCTACTACTCCAGAAGTTTTTGGTAACCAATATACAATGGATCAGTTGGAAAAGGATAAGAA